TCATTTTCGCCATAAACAGGCTCCTTTCAATCGTTAAAATGCGAGAGGGCAGTCACGCCCTCTCGCATTGCTAAAGTTTAGGCCGTCGCGCCGCTCTCGATACGGACGATGTAGTCGTCCTGCAGGATGACGGTGCAGAAGCCCTTGACCTTCCAGGCCAGCGATCCGCGCTGGTTCAGCGGGTCGGCCGCGCCGGAAGAACCGGCAGGCTTGATGATGGTCTCCACGTTCCGGCCGTTGCCGCCCAGTTCCACGGAACCGTAGGCGTTCTGCGCGTACACGACGGTCGCGTACACGGGCACGCTGTTGCCGCCGCCGGTGGGGACGATCTTCAGTGTGTTGGAAGTGGTCCAGTTGTTGGTCACGGTCTCGCCGGGCACCCAGCGGAACTTGATCTTCTTCGCGGCCACGTCGATGCTCTCGATGCACATCAGGGTATTGACGGCGCTGCCGGAAGTGTACTGCACGTACACCAGCTTGCCGGTCAGGGCGCGGGCCACGTCCGTGGTCACGGTGGACTCGTCGATGGTCATGGTGCGGTTGGTCACGTCAAAGTTCGCCGCGGCGGTCAGGTACTGGATGTTGCCGGTCAGGTAGGTTTCGCTCTTGAACACCTTGGCGTTCGTGCTCTCGAAGCACTTTACCTTGTAGATGGTGCCCAGCTCGTACTTCTCGATCTTGCTCTTGTCCTGGTACTTGGCAACGTCCACCCACATGGAATCGCTGGTCAGGTCGAAGTAGACGTCGGGATGCAGGATGGCATGGAAGAAGCCGTCGCCGAAGGGCTGGGCGTTGTTGCGGCGCAGGGTGCGCACGGCCTTCTTGATGTCCGCGTAGGTCAGCTTGTCGGTCGCGGCAATGGTGCTGCGGGCGCTGTTGGCACCGGCGAACTGCACGTTCATGCCGGCGTTGATGGCGTCGCGGCTGATGCTGTCCAGGGAGATGGCGGCCTGGCGCGCAAGGCGCTCGGCGGCTTCCTGGTGCTTGTTGCCCAGCAGGTAGAAGTCGAACTCGTCGGTCACTTCGATGTGTCCGCCGTAGGGCTTGACCATCGCGGTGAACGCGGTCTCGGTCAGGTACTGGCCGTCCGGGGTCACGCCTTCAGCCAGGGGCGTGGTGATGGGCTGCAGTTCGGTGATGCGGGTGAACTGCACGGTCTTGCCGTTGTTCATGGGCAGGACGCGCTTCTGGGCGTCACGGTTGTGCACCAGTTCGGGCTGCAGGAGCTTCAGGAACTCCCTGTCATAGTACTGGATAACGGAAGGCGCTACGCCGGTGGAATAGGTATAATTCAGATGATCGAAAACTGCCATGGAAATCTCTCCTTATCTGTATGTTTTCCCGGCAGCAAGGTTCCTGTTCAGTTGCTCGAATTGTTCGTCGCTCAGCTGGTTGATGCTGAGGCCCTCGAAGCTGGCCCCGTTCGGTGTGTACATCGGGCTGGGCACCCGGGCGCTCTGCATGTTCTCAGCCACGTCGTAAAAGTCCCATTCGCCTGAAAGGACCTTCTGCCGTATACCGGGTGAACTGTTGAAGGCCGACATCACGTCAAGGCCCCGGTTGTTCCTGATCTTGTCGGCCTGGCTTGCCAGGACGCTGGCCCGGGCCTGCGCCATCGGGTCTTCCTGGCTGGTGAACCTGCCCTGTTCGTCTCTCGGCTGAACAGGTTGAGCCTGCATGGGCATGCCGGCCTTCAGCCGGACATACTCCAATGCGGTCTCCTTGGACTTGAACTCGCCGCTCTCCACAAGCTCGGAAGCCTGCCTGTCCATCATGCTCTCCCTTAACGGGGCAAGCTGCTGGTCAAACATCGCCTGCATCCGCGCTTCGGTCTCGGCAACGGCCCTGGCCACGGCCTTGTCGATGCGCTGGCGGATGTATCCCGGCTCTTTCTGGGTGGGTTGGGTCGGCTGTTCGACGGGCTGGGAAGGGTCCACTTCCTGCAGCCCCTGTTCAGGCTGGATCACCTCGGTCTGCGGCGCATCCTGAACGACTTGTTCGACCGGTTGTAGGATCTCTGACATTCAATGTCTCCTTTCATTCACCCGTGAATCGCGGGCGGATGCTTGTATGTGAAACGGGTCACAGACCCATTTCAGGCGTTTGTTCGGCGCGCTGCGCGCCCAAGGCCCCTGCCATGCGCGTCTGCATGTTCCGCAGGTTCTCGTTGTCCTGGCCCAACTGCTGGACCTGCGCCTGCAGTTCCTCGTTCTGCTGGGCCATCTGCTGCATCTGCTGCTGCTGCATCTCGTTCTGCTCGATGACAGGCAGCAATCTGTCCTTGCCTTCGATGTTCATGATCCTGAAGAGCGCACTCAGCGGGAAGTACTGCTGTGCCTGCGCGGCCATCGTGTAAGCCTGCATGTAGAACTCGTTCATGTTCTGGATGCGGATGGGGTCTTTCGTGATGACCTCGACCTGCACAGTGAAAGGCGGGGGTGAGACGTTCTTCTTCCCCCGCTGCATGCCGAAGTATTTCAGTAAGTCCACCGTGACCTGCCGCATCATCCCGTCCCTGCGGCCTGTGACCATCACGACCCTTTGGTCGTCGTAGAACTCGGCCATCAGCCACAGGATCTGCTGCACCATTTTCTTGAAGCCGTTGTTCAGCGTCTGCGTCTGCAGCTGCTGGACCTTGGAGCCGGCGCTCTGGAGCGCGGCTATAGCCTTGCCCGAAACGATGCCGCCCGTGGTCTCACCGCGCATGAACTGGTTCGCGCCGCTGTCCTGCTTCATGTCGCTCTGGAACTGCAACATTTGGTTGGAAATCATGCCGTTGAACGGCACGTGCTGCATCCAGTTCCAGTCCTCGCCCTGGACGACAGAATCGCCTTCGATGATGTCCTGGCTCCAGTCCGCAAGGGCCTCGCGGTCAATGTTGCTGTTCTTCCGGGTCAGGATACGGCCCTTCGAGGACATCCGAAGGTTGGTGTCGATGTATTTGGCGTAACGGTTGATGTAGCGCATCATCGGGGCGAACTCGGTCACAAGCCCTTCCCCCACCATCGCGCCTTCGATGGTCGTGTGCGTGTCCAGGATGAACGGGTACTCGCCGTGCATGTATACGTCCTCGTGCTTTTCCAGCAATGCCCCGCCGGCGCAGTACGCCACGTTGATGGTGTATCTCCTTGCCTTGGCGTCGTACTTCCGGTACCAGTACTCCAGCATCATGGCGCGGTCTTCGTCCTGGTCGTCCAGCGCCAATTGTGCTTCGGACAGGCCCACGTTCGCATGCTCGCCCTTTTCCCCGTGAACATACTCGCACTTGTCGGGGTAATGCGCCTGATACCAGCTCATGGGATGCCAACTAACCTTGATGACCGCCCTTGCGTTCTGGATGTCGTCGGCCTGCGCGTCCCACAGGAAGCTTTCCACGGGCCACCTTATTAAAGCGATATCGCCCTTCCCGAAGCATTTATCAGGGTCCCACGCAACCTGCACGATGCCGGTCCCGGCCGCGTACAGGTCTTCAGCCACTCTGCGGTGTATCTTTTCATAATTATTCACTTCATACACGTTGTAGTGGATCAGGTCCTGCAGGTCGTCCACGATCTCCTGCTGCTCGGGGCGTTCGGGGACGAGCTTCGCTTCTGGCAGGTTCTGCATCTGGTCCGCCACCACGTTGTTGAACGTGGACTTCAGCGTCTGAAGCTGGAGCGTCTTCTCGCTCTCCGGCGTTCCGGGCGGGTCCTGCTCCGGGTCCCTCAGGCGTACGATGGCCCGCGCTTCCTTCGCGGCTTCGTGGTACGGGCGGTTGGCCTGCTCAAAAAGATCAAGACGCTTGTAGATCTCTTCCACAAGCGTCTGTTCTTCCGGCTTCAGCGGCTGGTCAGTCGTAACAAAATTCATGTCTTATCTCCCATACGGATCGTAGTAAACAGTCTGTGTAACGGCTCTCTTTTTCGGAACGACAGGCCGCGCCATTAGGAAGTAGCGACTCTCATCGAAGCAATGATCTTCAGCTTCGGTATCAACGTCTTCCGGTTTGGTCTGTGAGTAGGGAAGATTCGGCACGGTCCGAATCCAGTCATCGCAGCAACTAAATATATAAATGCCCGGCCTGCCGTCTGGGTCGAACCGTAGCCGCTCGTGCAATTGCATCTTTCCCGCGATGCGCGTATTGTCGCCCTTTCTGAAGTAAACACCCGCATGCACGCCGTTGGGCCGCATCTGGTCCGCCACCGAATCGCCCCGTGACTTGTCAAAGATGGCGGGGTCGGCAATGCGGTCGATGCTGAGATTGTCGTCCGTCTCCTGCTTCTCGCGCTCGATGATGCCTTCCGCGATCTGGGCCGGAGTGTACTCCAGGCCCACATTGGCCTGCCTGGGCTTGCAACCGTACCATTCCTTGTACCGGTACACACGGCCTTCGGGATCTACCGCCCACCAGCCGACTGAGAACGGCTTGGTATAGCCGTGGTCGAAGGACATGTACCGCGGCCAGTCCAGCGGGATCGGGAACGGCTCGATGACGTGCGTCCACAATCTGTCATGATAGTGCGACGGGTCGTTCGTGAACTCGGTGAATACCTGGCCCTCGAAGGAATCCCAGTCGCCATTTAAAAGAGCCCGTCTCAGCGCTTCGGGCTTCGTCTCCAATTGGAAAACGTAGTCCTCTGTGATGAACGGGTTCTCTGTCGCCAGTGCCGGTATGTACTGCGTCCTGATGACTTTCTCTTTGTGCAGCGTCTCCGAGTATATCCTCTGTTCCTGTATCGACAAATACGGCCCGGCGTCCACGAACATCTTCTTCACCCAGCCGTGGCCGATATTCCCGGGGTTCGACGCGCTCCTCACAATGGGAACCACGCCCAGGCTCTTCTTCGCCCTTAACCTCGTCTTGATGAAGTCGTAGATGACCTGCTCAAACGACGTAAGCTCATCGAAATACAGAAACTGTATCTCAATACCTGAATAACGAAAACGATCTTCCTCATTCTGACAGTGACGAAACAGGATCTTGCTCCCGTTCACCAGCTTGAACTCGTGCCTTCCGGCATTGTACTTCGCCAGTTCCTGCGGATACGAAGCCATCGCTTCCTTGATGTCCGTGTCTTCCAATTCCGTGAACGTACGCCTGAACACCACAGCCGTCGTGTTCGGATACGTCAGGCACCGGAACAAGGCGTCCATGATCAGGGCCTTCGTCTTGCCGCCGCCAGCCGCGCCGCCGTACAGTATCTCGTTCGCATTCGACGCATGGAACAAGGCCTGCTTCGGCGTTGGCTCGTAGTTAATCGTCAGCATCCGGTGTGCCCAGTGTCGGCATCCCTTCCACTTTCACTACGACCTGTTTGTCGTTCTCACCCATGATGTTCGGCAGGAACCTGCTCAGTATGTCATTCGCAGCCTTGTTCACGATCCACGGGTTGTTGCTCTTCAGCTGCTTGTAGATCTCCATGTTCGCACTGCCGACAGCCGCTAACGCAATGTCGTTCGTCACTTCACGGTAGTATTCCTTGAACTTTTGGTTCTTCGTCCATTTCCGCAACTGCGTCAGCGCCTTGTTCTTCTGGTATGGCGTCGCTTCCGCTCCTACCTTGAAGATGCACGCAAGAATGTCCGCTTCGCTCTCGCCCCTCGCCAGCATCCTCGCCGCCGCCTTCTGTATCCGCGTAAGCTCGCCCCTTACTTCTATCTCTGCCATTCTCTCTCTCCTTTCAGTACCGCATGATTCATGCGGAGCTGCAAAAAATCCGGCAGGGGGTCCGTACCGGAGTAGGGATGTATTATTATATATATAGAGTAGTGCCGCGGAGTCCCGCCCACAAAACGGCCCCCCGGTATCAGGAGCCACCCCCTACCCAGGGGGGACCTGCTCTCCGTTCCCAGACTACCCTATGCCGTTTTTAATCGGCCTGACCCGTCCCGCTTCTATTATATATGGTGCCCTTTTCGGGGATCTTCTTCCAGCCGGAACTGCCAGTCATGATGGCCCGTGATCTGCGGTTCTGTTATAGGTTATGCCTATTACTGACGGTGCAGTGATAGTGCCCCGCCACCCCCAGACTGACACGAGTCTCTATGTATCTACCCCACCTGGTCTTCAATGTATAGTAATTCCAAGGGTTTTCCTGTCATCTGCTGAGCAAGGCTATTATATTCCTTAGTATCGTTATCTACACACGGTTCAGGCAGCAGAGTATCGAGTGTTATTCCCAGGCAATGGCATATAGGCCATAGCTGTTTCACTGATGGGTCCCAGCAGCCAGACTCCCAACGATTGACTATCTGATACGCATAAGGATACTCATATCCGCAAGCTCTACCGAGGTCAGACTTGGTGATGCCTGCTATTTCCCTGAGAGTCTTAATCCGCTGCCCAACTGTCACAGAGATCTGCTCCTTTCTGCGTGAAAAGCGTTATAATGCAAAGTGCCGAAGACAAATGCATTTGCCTTCGGCTTTTGCATTATAACGGTATCACAGTTTCAAGGTGGTATTCTATCCACAATTAGTATGCAAATACTCCCCAATTAGTATGCAAATAGTATGCAATTACTCCGCATTAGCAGCTTGTTTATCCAATGCTTTCTGTGCCGCCTGCAGCGCCCACCCGTGGATTCGGAAGGCGCTTTTTATGTCCATGTAATCCATGCGGTCCTGGATGTCCTTCCATCTGTAGCCCAACAGATAACGGTATGTTAAGACTCTCTGGTATGGCTGGTTGTCTATTTCCGCTATCACTTCCCTGGCCCTGGTGATCAGCTGCAGGCATTCCTTGGTCTGGGCGTCCAGCATTTCGGTAAGCTCGGACAGACGGATGGCTGCGCTCTCGGTCCTGCTGTGCGGGTCTGTTGACTTGACATAAACGTCGGACGTTCCGCCTGTGCCGGAAGCCATTGAGAGATATGCTTCCCTTTCGTCCTTCAGCATCTGCAGCCGTTCCCTGGCCTGCAATACGCTGTTGAAAAACTGTTTACTGGTCATGTTCGCCCATCGCCTGCTTCTCGCAGGCCTTCTCTTCGTCCTCTGTGAGCCACCGCAGCCACCAGAGCTTGCACCCGCGTCCGTCCTTCTGCTTTTTCAGGCAGTCCTTGTATTCTTCGCAGTACTTGCATGGCGTCTTCCCACCGATCAGGTCCATGATGCATTCCTGCATCAGGTGGTTCTCATAGTTCCGTTTGGCCAGCCAGTTGCGTGATTCCAGGATCTCGTCCACGCAGATGAGGGCGTAGGACCTTGTATCCCCTGTGATCCTGATGGACCGGAGTTCTTTTGCCAGTTCCTGCTGTTCCTTCGTGTATCCCATTACTGCACCTTCCTTGTCCCGGCGGTCATGTCCACCGTGTCCCCGTCTTCCGGCGTTTCCCACATGGCACAGATCACGTCGTGCGTCCCGTCTTGCCTTTCATAGATCAGGTGCATGGTGAGCGATACCGTGGTCTCCGGGATGTCAACAGTCAAAGTCATGCTTTGTCCCTTTCGTAGATGTAGTTCGCGTTGTCATCGTAGATCTGCATATCGTCCTCGATGATCTGCGACGCTTCCGTGGGCGATACCGCTACACCGATGACCGTTTTTTCGCCTTCGACGACTTTGTAGACCGTATATGTCTGTCCAGTTCCGTCTCTCTGAAGTACGGACATTGTTTTCCATCCCCGCTTCCCACGATTTTCTTTTTGACTGCGCAGCTGAGTCCGCGCAGGAAGATACATTGACGGCATCTCATCTCATCACCTACTGTCCTATCCACCATTGCATCACTTCTTCCGCTGTTTCCCAGTCCGTTTGCAAGCCGTTATTCCTTCGCGCTTCCAGCATCTTGTCGAACGCTTTCATGTACAGTTTCCTGTATGAAGGCCACCGTTTGAAATCGCTCTCGATCCCTTCCGCTCCCTGCATAGGGCATCCTATACACCCGATGCGCTCCATCCCCTGGTCGTACAGGCAGCAGTGCGGTATGCCGTTCCCGTTCAGAAACTCCCACACGTCGCCGTCGCTCCAGTCGATGATCGGGTTAACAAGCATCCGATGCTTGACCAGACAGGTCTCAAGCACTCGCTTTGTCTCCGAATTGTCGTAGTTTAGCACCACCCCCCCCCGATTTGTTTGGGTAAAATTTGCGCCCATTTCTTCCATCTCTTTCAGCGTTTTCTTATTGGCTTTAATGATGGTTATGTTTCCCTGGTTCTTTTTGCGGAACGTGCTTTCCGCTTTCCTGACCCCTGTCACCACCCGCCTGCCGTTGCCCTGTATCTCCTTCAGTTCCTCACAGCAATACCGCACGATTCTTGTCGGCGGCATCTTCCTTTCCGGGATCAGGCTCCACATGGTCACACGGTTTCCGTTCCTGTCATACGGTATATCGAAAATCACATCGGGATAATGCTGCTTTATGAACTGCACTACCTCTGGCGGATCTACGCTCGTCAGGCTGAAATGCGCGTCGAACTTGACTCCGGCCATCTTGCAGAGATGGTACACGCACTGACTGTCCTTTCCGCCGCTGAAGGCCACAAAGTATCCTTCTTCCGGCTCAAGCTGTTTCAGGCATTCAATGGAATCTTCCAGCATCGTGCGCATCATGCCGTCTCCGCATAGCTTTAACTGTCCTAATGGCATTTATTATTGCTCCTTTCTTCACCCCGGACGCCCTGCCCCCGGTCTCCGCATGCCCTTTATCGACATGCAGGCCAGCGGGGCAGGATCTGGGGACGGCTTCGGGCGTTGGGATATCAGTACTCATCTCGCAAGGGAATCAAAGCTGTGTATTTTTTGTTCGTTTAAAAGCGGTTTCCACTATCCACGTTTTACGGATACGAAAGATATAGAACCGCCGCCCGTGCCGTCAGGAACACCATCCCCCCTTCCCTTGGATTGCCGGTCTGTTCCCGACTGCCAGCTGAACCCCTTTTCGGGGTGGTGCGCGGGGCCTGAGTTGCACAGGCCTGTCCCTGTTCCGCGCATATCGGCATGGGCGAGGCGTTGAGCTCAATAAAGACGCTCCCATGCCGTAGCGGAATTGCAGTCCTGCCCTGCTTTTGCCTTTAGGGGCAGACCCCTTCGCTTAGTGTGGTCTGAGCCAAAGCCCTACCTATTCCGCATATCGGCAGGGTGGGATGCTCTCCTATCCTGTCTGCACCCTGCCGGGGCTTTGTCGCTGCCGCCCTAACGCCCACGGAGTCGGTGGGATTCCGTGCGGAGAAAATCACAAAAGCCGCACGGACGGAACCGGTCACGGGCTTGCACCGTCAGTCTCGCTGGACTGGTCGCTGTTACCGGCATGATCATCAGGATCTTGCTCTATCCATTCGTCAAACAAATTCCTGCACCGATTGCATAGGTCTATTGCCGTTTCAGGTTCGCTGACTTCGTCAGTCTTTTTGAAGAGATGCATTTTCAGATACCACGGCTGATATCCGATGATGTTCCTGCGGTTTGGTTTCTCAATTACCTCGCCGCACTTTTCACAAACTCGCTGCGTCATCCGTTCCCTTCCCCCTGTTCACTGTCAACTGTAGACTGGTCGCTGTTGCCGGTGTATTCCTTTCTAAAACTCCATCCTTGTTCTTCAATCGTTATTTCGTATGCGGCTATCGAATTAATAAATCTTGCCATCTCTTGCAAAGCATATTTCTGCGGAACATCGTCTCCGCATTCCATTGTTATGAGCGATTGCGCGAACGCTTTATTGCCCTTCTTCAGTTCGTATATCATCCGTTCCCTTCCCCCTGTTCCACGCTTCTATAGCCTCGTCCATTGTTTGGTGAACGCCCGTTGACCAGCCGCAGTCACGGCATGAGAACCAGTAGTCGTTCTCCCAGACGATGTATCGTTTAGACCCGCACTTCGGGCAGGGCTTTAACATGCTCATTGCTTTTCCTTTCTGTAAACAGCTATCATTGAAGGGAACGGGGCATTCCATTTACTGCCGTTAAAATGCAGTCTTCCACGGACGAAACGGATCTCAGCCTTTCCGTAAACCCAATCATGAAACCAAGCTGTATCCGTTCTTGCATGTACAAGCATGACAGCCACTCCGCCATTGATTGAATGCTCATAGCATTTCTTGCACCATGCTCCAATGGTCTTCCCGTACGGTGGATTGCAGAACACCGTTTCACCAGTCCAGTCCTGTGCCAGTCCGTCCTGCTCTTTGGTGTAATGCTTCTCACACTTTGCGTTCTCATCGGATGAGCAAGGATCTAAAGTGAAGTGAAATTCATCATCCAGCTTGTCGAAAAAATCCTGCGGCGTTCCCCATTCCTCTGAATTGGATGTGTACAAACCTCTGTTGATCACGCGGCATTTCTCCACCTTCCGTCTATCCTTGCCATAGTTGCCGTTTTCCTGCGTTTTAAGCCGCTCATGAACCGGGTAAGCACTTCCTTCGGTACGACCGGTTTCCGGTGCTGTGCGTAACGATAATGCCTAACACGGACTTCCTGACGCGTTTCGTGCAGGGCCTTGGCCACATGGTAGTCTCTCCACGATTCCAGGGTCATCCGCAGCAGGAATCCGCCGATCCCGAATCCCACGCATATGACCGCGTTGATGAGGAATACTTCCTGATCTGTCATTTTTCATTACCCCTTTAACTTTCTTTTGTTGTTCGCACGCTGCCATCTTCCGCGGCGTGCCAGCAATTCATAATCCTTGAACTCCACCGCGCTCTCGATCCGTGCGCGGCGTTCCTTGTAGACCTGCTTCTTGTGCTCTTCAAACTGCTGCCAGGGTTCGCACTCTGTCCGGCAGCCCAGCTGTCTCTTCTCACAGCCCTTGCACGGCGGCTTCATGCCCTCATCCTTGCACCGTCCATCACGGCCCTTTCCGCCACGCTCACCGGAACGAACAGGCATTCAGATTCGTACTGCGTGTTCCCGCGCCTGGAAGACTGGCGCTTGATGTCGTACTTGTCCTTCCAATCGGTGTAGTTATCGATCAGGGCTTTCCGAAGCATCTGGTACGGGAACAGGTATCCGGTATCACAGACCGATTTGTCGAAGACATAGAGCAGGTAATCCGTGCGCTTCTTTACATCCACCAGCCATCCAGGCACCTTCGTATCGATCCGGCTGTAAGTCTCAAGAGCTATCTCCAGCTCGCCGTGCCTTGAGTACTTGAAGCAGTCGGTCCCGAGCCTGCGCTTTACATCAACGAAGATCTGCTTGTAGGTTATGATGTTCCCGTCCTTGTTCTCACCGATGCTGACTACATAATCTGCGCCCTGCTTGTCAAGGGCTATGCCCGTGGTCTCAATGTTTACCGCCCTCGGGAAGAACCTGGCGATCATCCGCACGTCATCGCTGAAATGCTTGTACGATTCAGCAAACTGTGTGTCAAAATCATTCATCTGCATACTCCGGCAAATTGTCGTTGTCTTTTGCAATCAGTACTTTGATCATGGGTTCCGGTCCGTACTTCTTGACGATGCTCAGGGCGGTGATCTGCGCGTCATCCCGGTAGGCATGGCCGTTCAGCGCATCGCACACCACCTTCCCGATATTGTCCGCGTCCGGCTTCTTGCAGGGCTTCAGCCGGTCCAGAAGCATCAGTCCGCGGTTCTTCTTGGTCGCGCTCTTCGGCACGGAGAAGACGGCCACGATGTATACCTGCAGGGGTTCAACCTGGAACGGCAGCCAGTTGTGTTCCTCGGCGGCCTTGTAGTAGCACGCCCGGACCAGGCTTTCGTAGGCCACCGTCTTTGACGGCGTGTAGGTGTGCCCCGACCGCATGAAGCGGGGACGGCCCTTGCCCTGCGGCTCCCCGGGGACGGTGAACAGGTGCTCAGGATACAGAATCATATGGCGTCCGTCCTGCTTTCAAGCTCATCCTCGGAGTAGCTGCGCTGCGCGTAGTTCCAGCCGGTGGACTTGTCCGATTTCATGGGTGTGATGTTGTCGCGTTTCTCCCATGTCCTGACGCATGCCTTCCAGTCCTTCATCGGCTGGTTGCCTACCTTCCACCCCTTGGAAGCGTAGAAGTCTACGAAGTGCTGCGGATCTACGCCGTTCTTCCGTTCCCTGCAGTACTCCGCCACCATTTCCACGGTGGGGGGAGAAAAGCGGTCACGCTTTTCTTTTACCCCCTTTAGGGGGTTTTCTTTTAATACTTCTCGTTCTTCTTCTAACGGGGGTGTGGGGGATGCAAAATCATGCATTTGCATGCAATTGCTAGCATTTGCATGCATTTGCTTGCTTTTGCATGCATTTGCATCCGTTTGCATCCACCTGGATCTCGCTGCCGCTCTGCGCTTTTCGCTGATGGCCTGCTTATGAGCGATAAAGTCTGATTCAGATTTCCTGAAGGACTCAATGTCCTTACGCAGAGAATCGAGAGCCATCCAGGTGATCGGATCTTCCCGTCCGTTGGAGCCGGCAAACTCTTCATTCCTGTCCGCATAGGCGAACAGAGCCTTTACAAATCGACCGGCTTCAGCATCTGAGAGTCTCTCCACCGATGAACCCCAGACCGTCTGAATCTTGAACCATTCCATGATCGTCACTCCTTTGAGAATTTAGAAGGGGAGTTCCTCGTCCACCTTCACAAACCCGCTGCCCTTGTCGATCTCTGCCACCGTGGGACCGGCAGCAGGCATGTCGCCCTTGGGAGTCAGGAACTCCACGTCGTCCGCGTTCACGTCCATGCTGGCCCTGGTATTGCCGTCCTGCCCGGTGTAGGTGCTGACCGAGATACTGCCGGTCACGGCCACCTTGCGGCCCTTTGAGAGAAACTTGGCACAGTTGTCTGCCAGTCCGCGCCATGCGGTGACCCGGAAGAAGTCGGCTTCCGGTCCGGCTTCCGCCGTGGTCTTCCTGCGGTTAACCGCCACCGTGAAGCTGCACACTTGGATGCCGTTCTGGGTGGAGCGCAGCTGTGGATCGTTGCACAAATTTCCGATGATCGCTACCTTGTTAATAAGTCATTCCACCTTTCATTTCAGTCGTTCCAGGCACTCGATGCCTTCCCTGATCGCAGGGCCTACGGCGTCCGTGCCGGAGAAGTTGTAGACAAGTTTGTCGTGCGCGATGATGTAGCTGAGAACCCGTTTGCTCTTGCCGTAGGGAAGCGCGTCATAGGCCATCGTCAGGGCGATGTTCACCGGATTTTTCCTGAACTTGGACGAGTGCATCGTGGCTGTATCGGGATTCTTCAGCATCCGGTTCAGGTAGATCGTGGCTTCGCCTATCGGCATCAGGAACTCTGTCTTTACCCCTTTCATAGATAGCTTTTTCCAAACTCCTTCATGAATTTTTCATGTCCGTATATCGATTCAAACCGCAGTTGGCATTCCTGCTTCAGCTGACGGTCCAGGGCGGTGTTGCGTTGGTGGAGATCCATGTGGACATCGTGCCGGAGCCATACCCAGCAGCCGTACTTGTCTGAAGCCTTGCGGCGGGACCCTGCGTAAACGTGATGGCAGTCAAGCCGCTGTGTGCTTCCTGTCACGAAGCATTCCTTTTCAGACTGCATGATGGATGGTTTTCGCATTCCATTGCACCTTCATCCGTTCCAGTTCGGCAGGCGGCAGCGTTTCGATGCCAAGGTCTTTCGCATCCTGCACCAGGTGGTCGATCAGGGCTGACATCTGCTTCGTATCGTAGGTGGAAGAGCCGTAGTAAAGGATGACGTTCGTGCATCCGTCTATCTTGCTTGGCATCGTTTCCGTCTGCCATCCGATGCCGTTGTGCTCCCATCCTGCACGAAGGTCTGCCAGAGCCTTGTCCCTGACGCAGATGATCTCCGATACGCCGCCGATGGACCGGATGGCGTTCCTGTAGACTTCTGTCTTGTCCAGATTCATGGCTTCGGCAATCTTATCGATCATTACCCACGAATACGCGTTCGCGGTAAGGCTTCGCTTGTTGCGGTGCTTCTTGATGGTCACATCCACATCCGCATCATGAAGCTCGTCCCACATCTGCCGCGGATCTCCGTCCATCTCCACGGTCAGGATGAAGTGACCGTGGAGATCACGGGTAAGGTCCTTTAATCGGCTCATGCCGTCTTCTCCTTATTGGCGGCAAGGCTTGCGCACTTTTCGCACATGGCCTTTCCGTACTTGGCCTTGGTATAATCGGCAAGTTCGTTGGGCTGCATCCAGGTGCCGTCCTTCTTGGGCACTTTGTAGATCAGCTGTCCGCACTCTTCGCAGAACAGTTCAACAGGCTTCGTATACTTGGTGATGTCCTTTTCAAAGTACACATCAGCACCGATGCCAAGGGCCTTGCAGGCAACGCTGAGAGCGTCCGTAAGGGCCATCTTGTAGCCTTCATCGGAAGGACGGATGCCGCTCTTGGTCTCCTTGACCAGCTGGTTGCCGCCTGTGCCGAAGATGGGCTTGCTCCATTCGCCGTCCACCTTGATGTACAGGTTCAGGTCAACGATGGCCATCACAGTACCGCCGTAGGTCTCGGCGCGTTCGCTGGTCACATCGTAGTACCAGCCGATGCCGCAGGGGCCAAACAGCTCCGTCAGGGTCTTGATACGCCACATGGGATTGATATCAGTCCCGGAGAAACTGCCGTTATTGAAGGACTTCTTTGCGATATCGGGGACGCTGCGTCCCACGTTGTAGATCATCATGTTATCCATTTCATTCACTCCTTACGGTTCATGCACTAAATCCCAGCGGTGCTTCTTTGCTGTGTAGGAATCCGGCTCGTCCTGATCTTCGATGTCCGGCACCCGCTTCATGTGCTCTACGACCTGCCAGGGTACTCGCGGTTCGCATTTGACCCAGGGACGTGAGCCGCCGTTGACGGGCTTCTTAGTAGCAGTTTGCATAGTACTCACGTTCCTCTGCCATCCTTTCCATCTCGTTCTCGGCAAGCACATCGTCCTGCAGATCCCTGCGCTCATCGTCAAACGCTTCAAGCAGGGCGTTCACATCGTCTTCCAGTCCGGCGTATCCCATCCCGGCGATCTCGTCCTTGATGCGTTCCAGAAGCCGGATGCTCTCGGTAAGCCCTGCCATACGGTCGTTTGCATCGAACGGATCGTAATTCTCATAGTTGAACATGGTATTGACCCCTTTCTTTTTCTGTGGTATAATCTCCGTAGTAAAGATTTTTCTTTACCCCTTTCGGTCCGGCAGCTGATCCCTGCCGGGCTTTTTTTATGCCCTGCGTTGGATCTTGGTGACCTTGGGATTCATCTGCCGTTGTTCCCACCCCCTTAGATAGCTTTCGTAGGTCATGAGATGCGGATCTTCGATGTGCGGCACTTGTCTGATGATCCTGCTGGCAGTTTGTCTGCAGCATTGATATCTTTCCATGACGTCTTTGACTGTCAGCAGGCGTTCCATGTCATCACTCCTCTCAAAAAATTGAATTAAATTCAGCTTACTTGGCAAAAAAAACCCGTTCTTTGGTGCGCAGGGAATTTATTTTAAGAAGATCACACAGCGCCTGGATCTCAGAAGCCTTGAACTCATGCTTGTTGTTCGTCTTCTGCCACAGCGATTCCCTTGAAATATCAAGGGTTTTAGCGATCTTCCTGCGCTGAAGGCCTGACTCGTCAATGAGCTGGTTAAGAAGAACAGTATTTGTCACTTTCTCACCCCTTGTTTTTGTGTTGAATTCTGTTCACCAATGCGATAATACCATACAGGAAATTGCTTGTCAATAGGTTTCAAAAAAATTTGTTGAAAAATTTTATGCCGTGTGTTAATATGAATCAACGAGCCGAATACTTAACAAAAAGTTTCAGAATATCATCATTCAGGAAGGGGGTGGACCATATTATGACTGTAGGAGAGAAGGTAAAGATGCTGCGTGAAGCGCAGAACATGACCCAGGAAGAGCTGGCTAAAGCCGTAGGTTACAAGACGAGATCTTCCATTACAAAGATAGAAACAGGAGAAGCAGACCCTACCCAGAAGAAACTGATGAAACTGGCGGCTGCGCTTGGCGTAAGCCCTGCCGAGCTGTTGGGAGACAGCGAATCAGAAGGAGATCCGCCAAAGACCAGGGAAGCGAGGATCATATCACACGGTGTGGACGGCATGCCGCCAGAGGAGAGGGCAAAAGCGGTAAACTTGTTCAAAATGATGTTTGAAAAGTATGCCGACAAATTTGAAGAAGGGGAAGATGATGACGATGAAGGCCAGTTATGAAACCGCCGCCATCAAAGCAGCTGAAACGCTGATAAAATACCGCATTGCTACCGCTCCGATAGAACCGATGCCGATCCTGAAGAAGATCCCCGGCGTGATCGTGCTGTCGTTTGCGGAGATGTCGGAAACGATAGGTATAGACAGGACAAGTTTGTTAGGTACACTAGTAACTGAAAACCATGACGCTGTGACCGCCGTAAACGAGGTAAAAGGCAAGCTGGTATACTGCGTGGCATATAACCAAAGACTGCCTTTCTACCTTCTGCAAAGGGCGTTATCAAGGGAATTGGGGCATATCGTACTGGGTCATGACGGAAGCAAGCCGGAAGAAGTACGCACAGAGGAAGCCAAGTATTTCGCCAAGCACCTGATATGCCCCCGTCCGCTGATAAGATCCATCCAGGAAGCAGGCGTTCCCATTACGGTGGAGCTTTTCGGGAACATAACTGGATGCTATGAGCGGTGCATGAAAGGAATCAGGATAACTCCGGGCGCGAACGTGCCGGCGGAGCTGAACCGGCTGGTCAGGGAACAGTTTGCCGACTATGTATCGAACCTTTTGGACTACCATACCATATTCGCAGGGGAAGATACGACCGGAACGGTGGACTTCGGCACGTTCATGGACGGCTATGCCGACTGAAGCGTAAAGGGTAACGGACGGTCAAGTCAACACAGTCACAGAAATTTGTTATGTTCATATCAGTATGCGAACGGACGGTGATTTTATGAAAGCGTTTGCTGTTGTTTTGCTTGCAGTCGTTTGCCTTGTGGCAGGATATCTATGCTGTTACTATGATGTCATAACGATTCAGAAACCAGTAGAAGAGATTGCTAAAGTGCCTGAGATCAACAGGGCAAATACGATATTATACCCTGAAAGCCGGTTCAAATGGAGATCGAAAACCTGCATCTCACTGATCAATGACAGGTATTATCATGGCACTATCTCGTGTTCGTTCTTCCCGGCTCTTCCTACTGACTATCTCGTCGTATCTGAATATGAAGCTGTGGAACGCGGATATACGGCTTGCCCTAACTGCGTAAAGGTAAAAGCCAAGATAGAGTAAAGGTATTATTATGCCACGCCAAAAGAAACAGCGCTTGAAACGCCGGAAGGATGGACGGTACTGCTGCAAAGCGGACGGTATCCAGTTCATGGCATGGACGGAAGACGAAGCGCTGGACGCAAGGGATAAATACAGGGAACTGAAAAAGCAGGGAGTAACAAATTCGTCCACTCCCCTGCTTACCTATGCGGACAGCTGGATCAAATCGCACAAGGCAGGAGTCAAAAAGACCACCTACAATGCCTATGTATCTATATTAAACAAGGTATTGGAACCCATTCAGGACGTTGCCATTTCCGACGTCACGCCGGACAGCATCTCAAAAGCCTTTGCCGCCCTGGCAGGAAAGTCGGCTTCCTATATCCGCAAGGCCAGGATACTGCTGTCGGAGATCATGGACGCGGCGGTGGACTCAGGTTATCTCATCCGCAATCCTGTCCATGCGCAGTCCGTCAAGCCGCCCAAGGGAACGGAAGGATCTCACCGCGCTTTGACAAAGGAAGAGACAGACCTCATCAAATCCACGCCGCACCGCATGCAGGTCCCGGCAATGATCATGCTGTACTGCGGTCTCCGCAGGGGCGAAGTGCTGGCCTTGACAGCGGACGATATCGGCAGTACCATATCCGTGAACAAAGCCGTATCCTATGTATCAAACCAGCCTATCGTCTCAGGCCCGAAGAGCACGTCAGGCATCCGTGTCGTCCCTGTCCCCTTCGTTTTAAAGCCGTATTTGAAGGGTCTGAGCGGTCACGTATGCGGCGGCGG